GTGCTAATGAAAGCATAGGATGAACGCTCCGTTCCGCGACTTACTTGCGTCCCGCCCGAGAGCGGGATGAAAGTATGGTTATTATACCATACTATCTATACGATGACAACTGTATTAGTTGATACAATTTAACTACCTGATAGATAGAATGAGTCTCCACCAGCCTTACAAATTCTTCTTACCTGTGCGTCATACTTAGGTGGATTGGCGGTGATTAGTTCTTTAGCAAGGTTCCATGCTTCTTTATATCTGTTAAACTTACACGCTTCACTGTAAGTTTTTGCAGATACTAAAACACCATCACTACGTTGCAACTTCATGATACTCCAAGTGTATGGCAACACACCTAACTTGCGGTAGCAAACACACCAATTACCTTTCTGATTTGGATTCATTTCTTTTTCTTTCTTGGATCTTGCCAGAGTTTAGGGTTAGTTCTACCCTCAGATTGTCTCATACTAATTACATTGCGATATTTATCCCAATAATAATCAAAGATTTCAACCCGCTTAGAAGATACGGCAATGTCATAACATACTTTGTTTCCATCATCATACTCTACAAGATAAGCAGTGTGAGGTAAAGACCTATCGTTCGCTAACTCTGGATCACAATTATGATGGATTATATTCAAGAGCGACCACCCCACTTAATAGAGGGGAATGCTTCCTCCACACACTGCTTGGTGATCTTCCAACGCTTTCCAATTGCCTTGTCCTTCATCAGACACAGCACCTCTGCTTCGCCCTGGTGGAGACCCTCCAGGAGTTGAATGAAGAGCATTTCTCTCCTGTTCTGAGAGATGTTTGCACCACCCTTGAAGAAGAGATAGAGCTTACGATACTCATGTACCAGTTTCGTATGCTCTGTCTCTTCAGGGACATCATTCTTATTGTAAGGAACTTCTCCTTCAGGAAGCATAGAGACAACGCTGTCATCAAAATTTGCAATCAGAATAGATCTAAGTGCTGGGGTATTATACTCTTGTAAAAGTTTAACCTTTTGTGCTTTTGTCTTAGCGTTGCTTACTTTTTGTAGCACTTCATTAAGTAATAATTGCATGACCTAATTAATATCGTAAGGGTATTTAGTCGTCGTAATCGTCGTCATCTTCGTCAACGAAACGAACTGATAATAGTTCTTCGTTGATCCATTGACCTTCTCCATCTAGCATCTCTGGATGAATGTTTTCCTCCTGTGCTTTGCCATACATAAACTCGTGGAGTTTTTCATTTGCAGTCCATCCAGCAATCACACCGACGCAGAGAAAAATAAACGAAACGGTTGCTGAAAAGTAAACGACTGTTGCTTGTGCCATGGTTCAACTCCTGAACTAACTTTCTTGCTTGTCCCACCAGAGTTCAAAGTTGAAGTAGACTCTTCGCTTTAGTAGGGTAAAAAACTTTGTGATAGCGAAACCTTTTCCTTTAGGAGCAGGTTCCTCTTCTGCTTCCTTCTTTTTCGCCCCCCTAAGCATGAGCTCTATACCTCTATTTATTTTAAAATCTTTCATGTTTTTAGCAATTCGAACAGTTCCTTTTGTCAAACTTCTGGGAACTAACTAATCCACTCTCCAATAAAAGTTTTGCAATCTCAACTAAACCACCAATAGGTTTACCATCAACAATAACATGTGGATAACCTGTTGCTGTTGGATTATCTTCTAGAAACTCTTGTTTCTTTTCAATATTATCAACCATTCTATACTCTACAGTAACTGATGGCGCATCTTCATCATGAGTATCAATACGATCAAGAAGAAGGTGTAGTTGTTCGCAATAGAAACAACTGGGAGAGGTGTAAGCAATAATTTCCATTTTAACTCATGTTAATGTTGAATGAAAGAGAAATTCTATTCTCTGTACTATTATTTACCTCCACTCTGTGAGGTATATGTGAAGGAAATACAATTATCTTTCCTTCTTCTGGGACAAATGCATAATCAGTAGGAACTGTGCCGTAAATAATATGCTTACATGGATCAGACATTACAAGATTACCAGAATTTTCTGGAACTTTTATCCAGAACACACCTGAATATACAGCATGTGGATGTGTATGTTCTATGTTATATGCACCAGGATAGTTTATATTATACCAAAGATTATGCAATGTCAACTTAGGTGCATTACCAAGAGAACCAATGTTGATAGCAATCTGATCTATGAATGGACTGATTGCATTCCAGAGAACATCATGAAATTCTCTGAAGGTAGGAACATCATAAAGGAATGGATTAGATTGAAACCCACCAACATTACTCACAGCATTGGATGCATGATTAACAGAGTGTTCTGAGATACGAAACATAAGATTATCTCTGTACTCAGACAGGTTCTCATCATAACCCTGATAAATTCTAGTGGGAAATATTTCCAATTCTTCCATAAAAAAAGGGGTCGTTAGACCCCCAGTATATCACAGA